ACCATCCTGTAATAATCATCTTCTCCTTTGTGTTTGACACTCTACCTCTATGGAAGTGTGTCCAGTCACTAGGCCAGATGACTGTGTATCCCTTCTGTGCAGGGACATACTTGTCTTGGTGAAACCACTCGGTGCCACCGTCGGGCACATCGTTTAGGTATGTCATGAAGACAAGGTGTCTATACACATTGCTTGGTAGGCAGTTAGATCTCTCAGTGTGCCAGAGTTTAAAACCACCACCCTTAGGATACCATTGTATAGAGAGTGGCTCGTTGATACGGAAGTCAGATAACTCACAGAAAGGAAACCTATCCATGTATAACTCTAAAATCCTTTGTAATTCAACGAGATACTTCTCACAATGCATGACTGCTGCTTGGAATGGCACATGCAGGTCACGAGAATCTTTAAATTCTTTGTTTGTTTTTACCTGTCCTTCCTCCATGAGTTGACCTTCAATGTAAGGTAGGAATTGTTGATGCCTGTAGAAGTTTACAATCTCTGAGACTGCTTCATCACTGATGAAGTCACCCCAGATAAAATCACTATCTTTGGTGCAGATTTTATTCTTGTATGTTGTTATCTCAGGCTTTAACATCTACTCTATAACTAAAAATTGCTCTAGGAGATTTGGGGGATGCCTCATGATACATCCCTTTGGGTATGTATAGAGCATCGCCAGGATTAATTGTAACGATATCTGCTAGGCATGTTTCGCATGCGTTAGTATCGAATCTATATGATGTCCTTCCTTTGACACCAATGATGAGGACATTCTCCTGATCATTATGCCTGCCGAATGTATCAGCAGGTGCGAAGTATGACACATAGACATCCATGTTTTGACACTCGTGTCCTGCCCATTCTTCAAACTCTCTACGAGCCATAGTAAAAGAAGGAGGAGCAGCACTCCCCCTTCTCCATTTAGACATATAAGAAGGCGGTCCTCCGTCACTTATACAATGACAATAACCTGTAGGGTCATTGAGTGTGGCATTTACATACATCAATACTGCTTCCCAGTCCACAGCAACGTGCTTAGGAAACAAATCTCTGTATACAATATACCTCTCGTCATCCATAAATCAAATCATCATTAAGGTGGTCAATTAAAATTGCATAATCTTCTTCAACGTCAATACCCCAGAAATGGACGTGGCGTTTATCGGCATAAAACCGACATAGTGCTTGGAAAAGAGATGGATACTCCGTGTCCAATTCTACCTCACCGTTTACTGCTGACCTAAGGACGGACAAACAATCGGCGAAACGCTTCTGTACAGTCATAAGTAGACTCCTATTCTGTTGTAACATGGGCATAAAGCCCAACGACTCAGGTTGGATTCGAACCAACGACCGACTGTTTAGAAGACAGTTGCTCTATCCACTGAGCTACTGAATCAATAAGTGAGGAAATGTACCTCAGTAAACCGTGGTCTGTCTATGAAGGTGTTACCTACCAGTCTCATGGAATGATAGATATCTCCATTGAAAAAGACAGCACAGTTATATCGATCTAGTATACAGTGGTTTTCATCTGCATCGTCACACCATGGGTTGAAGTGCTCACCTCCTCCGTTGTAGTTGAAGGAATTGTAGAAAGATGTGCCTGGTCCATAATCGTTACACTTGTTGAGATAAACTAGTCCGTTGATGCAGTGGGGGTCAGTATGGGGAAACCAATGACCCTTAGGCAAGGAGTTTAACATGGTCATATTAAACATGCAACCTCCTTGAAAGTATGTATTCTGTGAGATGCCTAGTAAGGTGGAGGCTTCCCTGTGTATGTCAAACCATTGTCGATCATATGCTTCTGTAATTGCTTGTCTACCATCAAAAAACTCAACACCATTTGCTGCCTGAGGATCTTGTGGTTTGTGTGAAATAATAGGACAGTTTTGTAGATACTCTACCACCCTGTCTGGATTTTTATATATGTTATCAACGTAAACGATTGGTCTACCGTTTACTTCTTCTTTGATAAATTCTAAGTTTGTATTTAATTGAAAGTCATCACCTGTAAAGAATTTCATATTACCTTTTTAGTTTTGTCTACATGTCCTTTGATGTTAAAAGATATGATTGTCCGTTTGACTGGTGATCTATTCGGTGGTGCCTCATGATGCAGTGCAGCAGGAAAGAACACAATAGACCCTTCCTTAACTGGTGGCACATAGGACATCAAGTTGCCATCCCTAAAGTCGTGGAAGGGTGAATAGAAAGTAGTAGGTTGATGAATGTTTGGATCGAAGTCATAGTATAAAACAGATGACCATCCATACATACCATGATTGTGGACACGATGTTTGTGTGATGCAAACTGAGACTCAAACCACATGGATGAGATCTCCATCATATGATTGCGTCCCATACAACCACTCTTTTTAAATTTGTTAATAGGTATCGCTGCTGCATCAAATACTGAGTCAGCATATGGTGGTAGGATACCCGCATGATCCCACTCAAAAAAATCTGTATAGACCTCCACACCCTGATCCAAATGTTTTTCGTTAGGGTCTGGTAGTTTGATAGTTTCTTTCTTCTCTGTCCAGTCTTCAATCTCATAGGTGCAGATCGGGACTCGGAATGGGAATTCCATCATGCTTCTTCAAGCTCTCGGATCTGCTTTGCTACCGTCTCTGCCTCCTCGGTTTTGCCTTCCTCAATAAGGTAGTGCAATTTATCAATAAGAAACTCAACTGAGTCTACGAATTCGATGGGTGCCATGATTCGGTAGTGTAACTCTCGTAAGTATATATGGTCTCTGTCCATCTGTCAAGGGTTAAAATGCTTAATAAACCACTCGGCATCCAACACGACTAGTGCCTTCTTCCTATTTTTCTTCATAAAAAGAGCAGGTGTGTGGTCACCTGCGTTTGCACACGCTTGATCGTATGCATCATATACATTAAGTTTCTCTACATTTTTACATTCAATAGAGAAGGGAAACTTTTCTCTTGCTGCTCTTGCCATGATAAGATCTTCGCCACCTGCACCCATACTTCTAGACTCAATGTCCTCAGGGTGGACGTCACGATGCTCAATGAGCATTTCTCTTACCCACTTTTGAAAGTTTCTTCCTTTTGCTTTAGCACTCTGGGGTTTCAATCAGGGTCACCATCATCATCTCCATTGTATCTATAAGACATACCTTCCTTGAGTGTGTAGTGATCGGAGACAATAGGTTTATATGCATCAACATCTTCCTTAATAGCATCTTCCAAACTCTCTGCGAGGAGTTTAAGATTGTGTGCAATAAGTTTTACCTTATCGTAATTCATGATAGTTTGTCTTGTAAGGTTGCCCAGTCAGAATTAAATTGCTCCAAACCTTTATCAGTCAACACATGATTATACATCTTGTTGAAGACTGCAGGTGGAATAGTGCAGATGTTTGCACCAACTGCAAAGCATCTACCAACTTGATGCACGTCCCTAATGGATGCAGCAAGGATCTCTGTGTTTACACTATGTCGTCTGTATACATCAGAGATTGCTCTAATCAACTCAACACCTGACACAGAATTATCATTCAGTCTACCAACGAAAGGTGACACATAAGTAGCACCTGCCTTCGCAGCAAGGATTGCTTGTGAGACTGAGAAACAAAGAGTCACGTTAGTGGAGATACCATCCTCCGACAACTCTTTGCATGCCTTAAGACCCTCGGGTGTGAGGGGTAGTTTAATAGTTACACTGGGGTGGATGTCAATATAATCATCTGCCATATTAAGCATCTCTTCTGCTGTCTCTCCGACTACTTCTGCAGAAACAGATGCTGTCCATCCAAACATATTACAAATCTGCAAGATAACATCCCTTGGATCCTTACCTTCTTTCATCATCAACGAAGGGTTGGTAGTTACACCATCAATCAATCCAGTTGCAACTGCGTCATGCACAACTTCAGTATTGCTACTGTCTAAAAATAGTTTCATGACTCTCCTCATAGTTATCGTTATTTATTGTAGGGTGGGAGGTTGGATTACTTCATACCAACAAGTGTGAGGAATCGCTAAAGCGAAATTAGGATCACACTGTCTGACTTCCCTTGGTCGGGGTTCTGTTGTTCCCAACAGCGAGCACCACCTCTAAGCCATCACTTTACCCCGCCTATTTCCAACAGGGTTATTCAGTCACTCCCTTGTTGCTGATCAGGCAACAGATATATAATGACATAAAAAAAGGAGGGTGTCAACCCCTCCTTTGAAATATCAGCAGATGCTTACGCAACTGTGAGTTTTTTGGTCACCTTGATACCACGATACATGAGCTCGTGATTTCTTTTTTGGTCAGCCTCTGCAAGGATTTTCGCCTTGTACTGCTCAGCGTCATACTTGACGCCACGATATGTGATGATAGTCATAAGTTTACTCCTAAAGTAGTTGGATTTTTAGGCCCGTTCCTTTAGTCGTTTGCGTCCCATGAGCATGCGAGACCTAGGGTCTCAGTCAGATGTACCTCATAGATTTCTATGATCTCTACCCTTTGTAAGGGAGTGAGATCTGGGTGTGTCCTAACTCGGTCAAGCTTTTCAGCAATGTCCGCACAGGTT